TTATAAAGAATTCAACAAACCCATGAAACAGTTTTCTACATCACGTAGGAAGTTCAAAGAGCTCGGAACCATTGATAATGGAGACTCGGGCACACCAGTAAAAGGTTCTAAGGGTAACACATACTATGTTAAAGAAGGTAAGTGTTCATGCCCTGGGTTTAAATTCAGACAACGATGCAAACACTTATTAGAGGTAGCAGCTTGATGGGTACTTTGGCATATTGTGATTACATAGCACATACACTAGTTAAACCTGCACTAGAAAAAGATGCAAAAACTGATGGTGGTATCATGAAAGATGTCGGACTAGTCAAGATGGACTTATGCCCTAAGGCAGGTTACATGGTGTCTACTCTTAAAACTCTCATTGCTACCGATGTAAACGGCAATAGATACAAAATATCTATTGAACAAATTTAAATAAAAGTGTTGACAAGTGGGTTTAGGCCTGTTATAATATACCTATATTAAATGATAAGGATTTAAATTATGAATAGAATTGAAATGATCAAAGCGGCCGCAGAGAAAAGCCAAATTAAGAAAGCAATCGGAAACGTTGCTATCAGAAAGAAGTCAATCAAAGAAGAAATGAAACTTCACAAAAAATTAACCAAGTCAATGAAGAAGGCAGGGCACCAAGCCCCATCAAGTTTGGAGGCATTCGCTCCGGCGAATATGTATTACACTGATAAGGAAACACAAGACTTTATTGCCGGCAGTTCCATTATGGAAACATATCAATCTATGAGATCACAAGATGAGTATTAGAATTACCCCAGCGATGAGTATGGTTGTAAGACTGAATGCTCTTAAACGCGCGGAGACTTCAGCAAAGAATCCCGAATTCAAAAAGCTTTGGAAAGAGAAAAGACTAGCTCTTCTCGCCAAAGATAAAAATATAAGGCTACAGAAATGAAGACTACCTATATGGAAGTATCTTCCTACCAAGAAAGAAATCTTAAAGCAACTGTTTTAAGAACTTCAGCTCTAAAAGAGAACTACTATGGATGTAGGTTTTACATAGATGATAGCTCGTTAGGTATTGAATGGTACAAAAATAAAAGCGAACAGTATGCAGAAAATGCTGCAGAGAATTATGTACAGGGTATAAAGAAATACCCAGAGTAAGTTTTGTTAGCCCTCTGACGACGCAGTTCTACTCCTTATCAGAATGTCGTCAGGGGGTTGACACATTAATAAAAATGTGTTATAATATACACATATACAAAATCAGGAGTAAAGTATGGTAAGTAAAACATTAGAGGCGGCCAGAGTAAAAGGTCGCAAAAACAGGGTAACCATTGACGACAAGTTTATGGGTCCAGAGCCATGGTGGGATCATATCACTCCACCACCAACAGATGAAGCTGCTCGTAAATCAGCTTGGGCTCAAGGCGCTCAATGGTATAACTACTACTCAAAACCAAAAGACTATACCGCGACTACTTTAAAGTATGCCAAAGAAGTAATGAAGTTTGATAAAGAACAGATCAGTGCTCTCAAGGCAATTACAGATTGGGAATTAAACTATGGCGTAGGAGCTATGACGAGACTACACTTCCGTGGGTGGAACCATGAAGATGTATACCTAGAAAGAATTTCTAAACATTTAAATGCAATGGTCATTAAAGGTAAAGAAGTTACCGTAGAAAAGAAAGAAGTTGCAGCTGATGCACCGGCGTTTATAAGTCCAGCACAAAGGTCTTATAATAACATGATGGAAACCATTCATGCAGACTGGGATGAAATAGTAATTGATTCTTGGCTGGCAGGTAACTTTAAACCAGAATTTAATGTGTATGACCTATGGAAAAAGCACGGCCTTAAAAGTAATGTGGTCAATGCATTCAAAGCCAAGGTTCAATTTGAATATGACTTAGTGTCCGATTCTTATAATAAGAACTGTGAGCAAGCGGTTGAAGCATACTCTCACATATCACCAAGACGTCAGAAGAAGATGCTGAACCTAATGGATGTTATCTTTGCCGACTTAGATAAATTAAAGACCAGTTTCAAAGCTGTTAAGATACCTAGAGCTAAGAAGCCTAAATCTACGGATTTACAAGTTGCCAAGTTACAGTATTTGCAGGAACACATCGAGTCCAAAGTTACTTCTATTAACCCGGTACTTATACCGACTAAAGAGATGTTATGGGTCTACAACACTAAACAGAAGGCGTTGACACAGTATGTAACTACGTCTACTAAGGGCTTTGAGATAAGTGGTAGTACCATTAAGAACTTTGATGATAGTCTGTCTAAAACATCTAGGTTAAGAAAGCCTCAGGATGTATTACCGGAAGTATTAAAACTCACCCCCAAACAGATGGACAAGAGAGTCTGGGATAAACTAACCACTAAGATAAGTGTACCAACCGGTCGGATCAATAAAGACTGTGTACTACTTAGGGTAATATAAGGAAGATATGATTGAACAAAAGATTATGACGAGAAAGAGGTTCTCTACTGCGGTAGAAGGACTTGTTGCAAAGAGTAAGGATCTGTCTTATATAGAGGCAGCTGCTTTCATCATAGAAGAACGAGGGATGGATTTTAAAAGTTTAAACAGACTTTTATCTGACTCCCTTAAACAAAAAATCGAGGCGGAAGCTACAGATTTAAACCTGCTTAGAGTTAAGCAAACAAATAAACTACCAATATAGGAAAAATATTATGAGTAATGTGATTATACCATCGTCCCCCGAGGACAAGAAAAGAATCAAAGATTGTGTTATTGAGATCAGTAATGCTAAAACCCAGATGGACGCACAACGTGACTTCATTAAAGAAGCCATTAATTCTTGTGCAGAAGATGTGGAGATAGATAAGAAGCATCTTAAAAAGATGGCAGATATCTACCACAAACAAAACTTACTAGAAGTAGTAGGTGCGGTAGAAGATGTTGAAGCCCTATACGAGAGTGTAATGGCGTAATGATGGACCCTTTTGATTCTTATAAGTTATATAATGCACTCAAGCTTCACTTTGAAACTGATGGTTACGATGCAATCAAATATAATTATAAATCAAATGTGTCTGCTCAATCCTTTTTTAAGAGAAGGGATAAGTACTTCTTTGCTAAAGTTGCAAAGAACTATGAGAAGGATTTGTTAACATACTTTGTATCCAACTTCAAAAATGGAGTTGGGTATGTAGGTGATATGATTAATGAAGACGGACAAAAGAATTATTTAGATCATAAGAGAATACAGGAATCTATACATCGTGTGTTTTCAATTGATATAAATATAATTAATGAACAGGGTTTGATATTCGATCAGAACTTTAAGAGTGAAGGCGGACAACTACCCTTGGTCATTAAGTTATGGATGCAGGAAGAAATTAGTTTAGAGACTGTTGTTATTCTGAATTCCATATTTGGGTTTATTGGAAAAGAATCTGTGAAGATAACAGACACCATTGTGTGGCCTGATACTAAACGGAAGATTGAAAAGTACACCCCATTTGTAAATTATAACAGAGATAAATGCATGAAGTTGTTGACAAATGTGTTTGTTTGATGTATAATATACTTATAATTATGAATAAAGTGAAATACAATAGAAACGGCAATACTGCCGTAATACAATGCATATACAACGGAGAAAATATACAATGTCATTTGCAAACCTAAAGAGCTCACGAGGCTCGTCAATCGACAAACTCGTAAAAGCTGCGGAAGCAGTATCTACTAAAACAGATTCAAAATCCGGTTACGGTGATGATAGGTTTTGGAAACCAACCAGAGATAAAGCAGGAAACGGTTATGCCGTAATCCGATTATTGCCCTGTCAAGAAGGCGAAGACCTTCCTTGGGTACGATATTGGGATCACGGATTTAAAGGTCCTACTGGTCTTTGGTATATTGAAAACTCTTTAACTTCAATCGGTCAAGATGATCCTGTAAGTGAATCTAACGGTTTACTTTGGAACTCTGGACGTGATGAAGATAAGAACATTGCTAGAGATAGAAAGCGTAGGTTACACTATGTCAGTAATATCCTAGTTGTTTCAGATCCTAGTAATCCAGCCAATGAAGGTAAAGTATTCCTTTATAAGTTCGGTAAGAAAATCTTTGATAAGATTATGGAATCAATGCAGCCTGCATTTGAGGACGAGACTCCTATCAATCCTTACGACTTCTGGGAAGGTGCTGAGTTTAAAATCAAGATCCGTAAAGTAGAGGGATGGGTAAACTATGATAAGTCAGAGTTTGCTAAACAGTCTGCACTATATGAAGGCGATGAAGAACGACTAGAAGAGGTGTACGGAAAACTGTATTCTCTACAGGACTTCCTCAAGCCCGAGAACTATAAAACTTATGATGAGCTTAAAGCTAAAATGAATAAGGTTCTTGGTGTGGATGCAGGTGCTCCTTCAATGGATATGCCCGCGATGAATGTGGTTAATGAAACTCCAATGACACAGACGGCAACTGCTGCTCCTGTCATGGATACATCAACCTCAAGTGATGATGAAGATGATACTTTATCCTACTTTGCTAAGTTGGCTAAAGAGAACTAAAGAATCCTTGCCTTAGGATAAACCTGTTATAGGTTATAGGGGACTCTTCGGAGTCCCTTTTTTTTATCTACTGGCTAATGCTTCTCTACTTCTATTAGGTTTACTAGGTGTCATA